GGGGCTGGTGGTTTTGGGAAGAGATTCATAATAGTCCTTCAAGGTCATTTTTATCCCATTATCGGGCAGAATGTTTGATTTTACTACGGCTTTCATTATCTTTGCTTCGTTAAGATTATTATTATAGTGCAAATATATCCCTTATTTGGATAAAATGGATATTTTATTCATTAAATATCCTTAAAAGGGATAATAAATTGATTTTTATGGATACTAATCCTGTTTTAAGACTGAAGTTGCTGAGGACTCACGAGAATCTCACACAGCGACAAATGGCTGCCATTCTTGAAGTCGGTCAAAACACGTATTCAAGAATGGAGAACGGAGTGACATCCTTTAAGGATTCGTATAAAAAGATACTGGAGGAAAAATTTAACCTTACCACAGGGTGGCTATCAGGAGCGGATGTCCCGATGATTAAGGAGGAAGAAAAACAAAAAAGCAAGCAATACACCCTCAGTAGCAACATAGGCATGGTTCATGAATCAGAATGGAATGCGCTAACTCCACAAAAAAGCTACACACAAGGTGTGCCTTATTACAATGTCGATTTCATCGGCGGATTCGACATCGTTCTGAACGATCAGACTACCACGCCCGAATACCTCATTAACTTTCAGAAGTACAACGAAGCTACATGTTGGTGCAATGTCACTGGACATTCAATGGAGCCCGAAATAACACATGGCGATATAATAGCTCTAAAGGAAATAGAGGATGCTTCTTTTCTACCTTATGGTGAGGTTTACGCTATTGTCACAACCAACAATATGAGAACTATAAAAAGGATAGGTCCTGCATCCAACCCAGATAGTTATTCTTTAATTCCAACAAACAGATCTCCTGAATACGGAATACAAGAACTACCGAAAAATATGATAAGACATGTATTCCATGTACTCGGATGTATGAAGCGATTATAAAAACAAATATGTAATCATCTATGGATTTCAAAGACTAAAATTTGAGTCATGAAAATTTCTAAAGAAGGAATCGCTATAACTAAACGTTTCTTTGAAGCTATTGATATGCTCAAAGCACAGAAACGCATTCGTGGGCTTAAAACATTCACGAGGAAGCACAATATAACTCGTACTAATATAGCAAATGTGAGAAAAAATCCAGACCGTAGTGTTTTGAAGCCCGAATGGATATATTATCTTGTTTATGATTATGGGGTTTCATTGGAATGGATAATATTCGGAGAGGGGTCTATGTTTGAATAAATATTCTAAAACTTGTCTTTTGATGGTGCGTAATCCTTTGCTTTTGTCTGAAAATCAAATATTTATATATGTTTCTGAAATCAGCTTCCCAAGCTGAGGGTCGCGAGTTCGAGTCTCGTTTGCCGCTCGATGAAAACGGTCTCTTGAATGTTCAAGAGACCGTTTTCGTTTTTGTTATTTCTTCATTCTCACTTCGTAGAGATCGTTGCGACGATCTTTGAGGTTGCGCACGCTACCGTAGGTGTGCAATTCGTTCAAAAGATCCAAATCGACGTCAGATATAAGAATCATTTCGGTGTTCGGGGTAGCCTCGGCTCTGCGTCCGTCTGTCGGGAATGCGAAATCACAGGGGGTAAAAACTCCCGACTGGGCATATTGAATATCCATGTTGTGTACTTTGGGCAGGTTGCCTACGCTACCGGCTATGACTACGAAGCATTCGTTCTCGATGGCACGGGCATGTGCGCAGACTCTTACACGGGAATAGGCGTTTTGGGTATCGGTGAGGAACGGAACGAACAATATTTGCATACCTTCGCTGGCCATGATTCGGGAGAGTTCGGGGAACTCGACATCGTAACAAATCAAGACTCCGATTTTGGCGCAGTCGGTCTCGAAAGTCCGAATGGCTTTACCGCCGCTCAATCCCCAGCATTTCATTTCGTCGGGGGTGACATGTAATTTTTCATACATTTCGTAAGTACCGTCTCGACGGCATAAGAAACCTACGTTGTAGAGCAGTCCGTCTTCTTTAATCAGCGGCATACTTCCTGTAATGATGTTGATGTTGTACCGAATTGCAAGATTGATGAAACGTTCTCGTATTTCGTCGGTATATCGGGCTAATCCTCTGATAGCCTGAGACTCGCTTGCATCGTTGAACCGAGCCATGAGCGGGGCGTTGAAATACTCTGGAAAGAGGACGAAGTCGCTTTGATAACCGCTTACGGAATCGACGAAAAATTCCACTTGCTCGAAAAGATCGTCGAGCGTTTTGTAACTACGCATTTGCCATTGTACGAGGCCTACCCGCACGGTGGTCTTAGGAGATATGTATTCTTCGGTAGGCTCTTGATAGTAGATGTTGTCCCATTGGAGCAGACAGGCGAAGTGTTTCGACTCCTCGTCGTTGGGCAAATAGTTTCGCATTACCTTACGGACGTGGAAATCGTTGGAGAGTTGGAACAATAGCACCGGGTCGAATATCTCGCGTTGACGCACCTTGTC